CTCTGACTTCTTAAGGCTATCACCTTGTTGTGTCATAGTTTGTTGTTCGTTTTCATCTTCTTCATCTACCTCGACTGGATCGATCTGTACTTTATTATCATATCTCTGAGAATCTGGTACAGGTGACCTATTAATACCATCATCATGTACTTGAAGAATACTAACTGGTACTGTCACGGCATTCTTATTGTCATACAGTCCGTTTGCTAATTCTACTGCTACATCAGCAAAATACGATGATCCACGATTATCTTCATTCCCAGGAGCTCTTGAAGGCATTTCTGTCTTAATATTGATAACCTTCTTATTAAGGTCATTATCAGTGAATAGACTAGTGATGTATTCTTTAACACTGTCAGGTAAGCTTTTAAAGCATTCTTTACCTTTATAGCCGTCTATTAATGACACTCTATCTCCTACGAGAACACCGCCGTTAGTCATTTTTTGAATAGTACTTTCGATTAAATTTAAAAACTTATGTGACATATTATTATTTATTGTTTTAAGTACATTATTCTATAGCTTAAATATTATTATAATGGCTTCTATCAACCTAGATATCATAAGTGTACTGGATACTGATCGCGACGAGACAACGATTTACAAGGATTTACATCTAGATCTATCGCTAGATTATACTCTCAGTAATGAATTAGAAAAAGATCAGCAGATTACCGACATTACGTCTGATAATAACGTAGGTGCTATTAGAAACGCTCTAATTAGCTTATTAACAACATCTCCAGGTGAAAAAATTCTAAATCCATTATTTGGTATCAATTTTGGAGATATTTTATTCTTACCAGTTACAGAGGAGAGAGCGAATGTTATAGGTAGCAATATTATATCAAATATATCTAAATTTGAACCGCGAGTTAAAATTTTAAACCTCGAGATAACACCTGTCATTGAAGAGCAGGAATATATTTGCGATTTCACATATACGATCCCGAGATTTAATAACCAAACACTACAATTAAAAGGTAGCCTATCACAATCAGGCTTTTACGTGTAATTTACAAATTCCCTTATAAATATAAATATGGCCAATAGTGTTAATACTGATTTTACTTTACCTAGAGATGCTTATGCTACGTTTGATGCTCTAACATTAAAGCAACATATTAAAGACCGCTTAAATGAAGGCGGAGTCTTCACAGATCAAAACTTTGAAGGTAGTAACCTATCATCTCTTATTGATATTGTTGCATTTTCATACCATCTATCGTTATTTTACCTAAATCAAACATCGTCTGAAGCATTATTCGATGAAGCTTCTGTATTTGAAAATATTAATCGAATTACTAAACTTATTGGTTATAAACCTACAGGTTATAAGACATCAGTATTATCGTTTAATGCTACTGCCAGTGAATTACTGCCTATAAACATTTATACAGTTAAAAGATTCTCATATTTTAATATCAACGGTTTAGATTACTCGTTTATAGGAGACGCTACATTTAGTAAGACAGTCGAGGGTACTGAGAGTTTAAATTCGCTATCTGATAATACATTACTATACCAAGGTAAATTCTTTGAACATCCCGTACAAAATGCCCTTGGTCAAGATTTTGAAGTTGTACCGTTGGTAGTAAAGGATAATATTAACGATACAGCTGTTAATATTGAACATGATTCAATAAATGTATTCGTTAAGAAGTTTGATAATAATAAGTATATTGAATTCATAGAAACAGATTCGGTATTTAATGAAGATTCCGCAGCATATGTATTTGAAAAAAGATTAAACGAGAATGGATTCTATGAACTTAAATTTGGTAACGGGGTTAACGGAGTTAAGCTAGGTGCCGGGGACAGCGTTTATATATACTATCTAAAAAGTGACGGCGCTGCTGGAAAAGTATCAGCTAATAAACTTAACGGTAACAATATTAATATATTTACCACATCACAGTTTGAAACAATATCTCAATTTATATACGATTCTGATACTCAGTTTTTAACTCAACAATTAGCGTCAAATATTGCTTTTGTAAATCAAAATGCATCTACAGAACCTGCAGTTATTGAAACAGTAGATCAGATAAAAACTAACGCGCCGAAAGTATTTTACTCGCAAAATAGAATAGTAACCTCAGACGACTTTGAGACATATATTGAAAAGAATTTCGCGAATATTGTTACAAGCTCTGCATTAGTTAATAATGAGGCGTATATTGATAATGTTATAAAATATTATTACGATTTAGGGCTAGATAGACCGAACGATGATTCGAGGGTTGTCTTTAATCAGGTAAAATTTGCAACGACCGGTCAGATGAACCACGTGCACGCGTATATGGTACCTCTTATTAAGACAGTTGATAGTGATAATAACCTTTATTATTTAACGCAATCGCAGAAAGCAGAGATTATAAACGGCGCGGTAGATCAGAAGATGATTAACGCAGAAATTATACCACATGACCCTGTTTATACTGGCATTGGTATTGGCTTGGAATTGATTGGAACCGCTCCAGATATTGCTGATTTAGATACTACATATTTAGTTATAGAAAGATTGCTAAATGACCGGATAAGCATTGATAAAATACAAGAGTTGGTAGCTAATATTTTTAAAAATTATCTAAGCCCGGTGAATGTTAGTCTCGGAGTTACAATTAATATTAACGATCTGACATCTCAGATTCTTTCAATCCCTGGTGTTAAAGGAATTAAGACTCGTAGAGTTGATAGTACAGGTCGCATTCTCCGCGAAACACCTTTTATTAATTTGTATAATTTCAATTCTGTTTATACAGATGTTGATATAAGTAGTTCATCTTCTAATATAACCTTACCATTCTTTAAGTTTCCATTCTTATGGAATGGTAGTGTTAAAGATAGAATTATAGTGGAGACGGTTGAAAGCTAATGCCTGTAACTAATATCGACAGTGTACTTTATAATTTCGATAGATCTTATGATGATTTACCGGCGGTCAATCTACCTATACGTATTTTAAATCCAAATTATGCCGATAGCAGTACTCTACTACAAGTTACATCTGCTTATACTAACGAGCAAGATAAATTAATATTTTATCCGTTTTTTGGCGATACGTCAGGATTTACTGATTACAGTGGTCTGAGTGTTACTCCGCTTGTCGATAATTACCGGTACTTTATCGATTTTGGAGACGGTACAATAACTTCTGATCTAACTGCGGAGCATTATTATAAATACCCAGGTGAATATCAAATAACATTAGTAGCGGTGGATAGCGCTACTAATTTCTACAGAAGCGAGCAACGACCTACTATAAAAGCATACAACGTCATACCAGATAAAATATTCTTAACATACAAAGAAGGTAATAGTGCTCCTAATTCTACTTTTAAAAATCCATTACATGTGACGAGATATAATTCATATCAGAGCTGGCCTAGTGTATCTGCCGATGGAGGTTATAGTATAACCTTATCAGTTTCAGGTAACAAAAGTAAGTTTGTAAAGCCAGACGATTATTATTCGGATAATTATATTCAATTAAAAAAATTTGCAGCGTTCGTACAGTCAGGAGAGAACGACGGTCCTATCATTGTCAATAGTATTACGACAAATAACGATAAAATATACGGTAAGCGGTTTGTAACTGCAGTTAGCGATTATGTATTCTTTAATGAGCCGGTTGATGGTTCTATTTTTCTCGGAACTTCCGGTACATCTATGTTTTATTATTACGAAGATTAAATGTAGTAATAAATATTGATATGGGTAGCCATAATACAATTATATTTGCGTCTTTTAATACAGATAATTTTAAAGACCCAGAGAGTGGATATTTAGATTTGAAATCCAGTGACATGTCATATACCAACATGTCACCTAGTAATTTAACATTTACTATATCTAGTACACCTATAACAAACGATGATTATATAGATTTTACAACAAATGGTATCGACGGCTTTGGTAGTAATTTAAGCGCGTTTCAGATACCTAAAATTAATTTCGCGCAGCAGAATATATACTTTGTTGCAAAGTTTAGAAGTTTAAGCGGGGCTCCGAGAAAGAGCTTCGAAAAACCTGTAGAAAATATTGAATTGCTAATAACGCAATCAGTCTCTAGCGAAGACCGCATAGTCACCTGGAACGAGAATGATAGTATTTTGATTAAAGAATCATCTATCTTTCTCGATTTAATATTAGGTGACGGTACAGTGGTACCATCGGAATCAGCGATATTTACAATTAATTACGGTGATTTATTAGATAATGACGGTGGTGGTTATCTTAAAGCGTATTTATATTCTTACCAGACAGGTACCGACAATCGCATACGGTTTATATATCAAAATGATGATTTCGGTATATCGTTATCAGGGTACTCGACCCCGTTTGATATATTGCCTGCAGCTGGTACATCAGATGTACGTAAGATAAACGAGAATAATAACCAAGCTCAGAATTTTAAAGATCTTAGATTCCAAGACGTTCTTCAAAATAAACCAGCGTTGTTCGATGATTTCTTAGGTCAGATTGTAGGTACAGATAAGCAGTCTCCGGATACTTTAGGTATAAAGAATTTTGAAAAGACAGCTAACTTTGTATCGAATATAGCTGACCCGGATACTTGTAATCTTAAATCACTAGGCTCTCTGTTAAAAGAGCTTAATATAACATTCGAGGAATATAATCAGCAATTTCCGCCTTCTTTACAGCGATTAGTTGATATTTTATCAGTAGGTGTTAGTAGGCAAAAAGGCGGTACTAATCAATATCAATTAAATTTTAATGATAAAGGATTTACTAATAAAACTGTATTCGGTAAAAATAAAGGCGACTTATTACCGGTTGATACTACTATATTGCATACCGGTCCTGAATCTCGAAATATTATAGCTCTAGAAAAATTTAGTGAAGAATATTCTTTAATTAATACTAATATATTGAGTGCATCTGACGTAGAGTATAATGGTGTTAATACATACCCGTTATCGACCTATAATAGCACCTGGGGCTGGGGCTTAGTTCTACCGGCAGGTATAGAAGGTATAGATATAACAGACTATTATCAATTTTATGACTTTGATAGTACGACAGAAGGCTCATTATTACAAAAGTTTGTTGATTTTGACAATATAGAAAATACATATATCACATCTTTAACATCAGATGAGGATTATTCAAGGAAGTGGGGAGAGATGGAGAATATTATATCGCATAATTTATATACTAATCTAAATCTTATCTCAGGCTCTTAAAATTTGAATAAATATTTTATATGGCCGAGCAATTTAATAATATATTAGTTTATAACAGTATAACTAATACTCTAGATGATGAAAAGAGAGATCTAAACTCACCCTTCTCTTTTTTAGAGTTCTTAAACTTTGGCGATATTTTAACTAAAGAGATAAACGAGCTAGGTCTCTATCAGCAGTATCTCAAGAACTGGGAAAGTGTAACAAATATATCTTTGACATCTATAAACTCTGATATACGTGAACAGTTTATTACATTCTTGAGCGAAGTTAAATTAAAATTCTCGACAAAGGAAGAGCGTCGATATTTTGAAAACATAGATCTTAATGATAACGAGCAGTTGACAATTGCCGTACCTTTCTTTACATCAAAAATAAAGGAGATATCACTATATTTCGCACGTAAACGCGACGAAGTAACAAAAAATCTAGGTTATATTAAGAGAAAAGGGTCGACAGTAGGAGTGGATACTTTTATTAAAGATCAGCTAACTGATTTGTATTCAGGTGATGATATCCCGCCTGAGCTAACTATTCCAGAAAATATAGGAGAGTTTCTGAAGAATATTGAAATAGAAACAGAGAGAGAGTATGATACATTTAATGATTATTACGATTTAGATCCAGGTAAATCTCCTACATTTTATGATACTATATCTGGTAACCGTTTTGATTACTTTACATCAAACACAAACGTAATAAGCGCTGATTATTTTATTGATACAGAGAAGACTATTAATAATATTATTAACGAGCAAGGTATCACATTATCAGAGATTCCTGGTTTACTAGTAACGTATGATACTACTGATATATCGACTCTAGATAGAACTAGTTTTACTGACTACGTTAATACAAATGATCGACAAGATTTAAAATATCTGCTAGATGCAGAGCTTATAGAAAAATACATGGGCGTCGATATGTACTATTTATCATCAAACAATACCGGTGATTATACATACGATAAACTATTTGATGCTAAATCACCTTACAGAAATCTTCTAAACGTTAATAACCCAGCCACTTTAAGTATACCGGGTAATAGCTTTGAGAGTGAAAGATCGATAGGTTTATTTTTCACTCCGTCTAAACGTGGTATACT